AACCCGTTGGTGATCTTGCTGTTCTTCACCAAGTCAGCCGCAAGTCCGTAGCTTGATGGCGTTGTGCCGTTCAGCCCGAGGCCGACCTTGACCGACGTGCCGCCGGCTGTGATGGTGCTTTGGATGTTGACCGCCGACGAGAGGATGAGCGCACCTACGGGGATGGTCTGTGTCAGTGTTTTGTATTTTGCGGCAACGGCAAAGCTGACCGTTTCCTCGATCACTTTCAGTTGCAGACCTTCGGTGAGCGCCACGCCGAAGGACATGGCACTGGCGCTGGCGGCTGCACCGGCCGTGGGGTGGAACGTGGCGGCGGATTTCAGGTCGGTGACGTTGGCGTTGCCTAGAACGATTTGGTTTGCCGCATTGCCTACCGCATCGGCGCCGATAGCAGTAACATTCGCAAAACCTGCCGAGCCGGTGGCGTATCCTAAAAGAGTCGCACGCTGCCCATTGCCAGTGGTGGATTCACCGATAATAGTTGAGTATAGACTGCCCGTACCACCACCATAGGTTGCAGATGCGCCACTTCCCACAATCGTTGTGTGATTGCAATGTCCTCCGATATTATAGCCAACTTCCGTTATTCCGCCTGTTGGTTGGGAGTTTGCCCCAACTACAACCCCATCAAACACGCTAGGGTTCGTCGTCCTGATCCGCCCCGCACCGATCCCGCCCGCGACGGTCAAGGCGGCGGCGGTCGGCGTTGTCGCATCGGTCGTCATGCCGACAGCCAGCGTCCCGGTTCCCGTGGTGGTATCGACGGTGAGGTTGGCGCTGTCGGTGACGGCAGCCGCTCCCGTCGCGTAGGGGACTCTGGTCGCGGTGAGAGCGCCGGTGATGCCGCCGGAAGGAGTGGCCCACGACAAGACACCGTTCGCGGCAGCATCGGTGAGCACCTGACCGCCGACCGCGGCCTGGGCAGTCGGCAGCGTGTACGTCACCGATCCGGTCTGCGTGCCCGCCTGGAAGATGGTGAAGAAGGCGTTGTTGCCGCCGCTCCAGAACTTCAGCAGCCCTGCGGTGTTGGCGGTCCCGGCGGGATTGTCGCGGCCGACGACCGCGCCTCCTGGGAGAGACGTCGGCTGCTCCGCCGCGAAGGTCGTGGCGAGGAGCGCGAGGAGAAGGATGAGGATGCGGTGCATGGTGTTTCCTTTACGGGGTCTGGCTGATGCGCTGGCCGCTGGCCGTCCAGCCGGTGGTGGCAGGGGTCGCGACAAGCTGAAGGTGGATGCCGTCATTGACGCAGGTGATGGTCACGTCCACGTCGCCGTAGGTGACCTCACCGAAGACGGACCAATCAACTTCGGTTGCCCCGCCGTCGGTGAAACCGATGACGAGCATGGTCCGGGTGTTCGTGCCTTTCTTGAGCGTGAGCTTCCACAGGGCAGAGCGCATCGCGCTGATGAGAACGCTGTCGAGCGTGTTCGCCGCCACGGTCAGGACGGTCGGCGCGATCATGATGCTTGGGTTCTGCGCGGTGGCCAGCTTCCCGTCCGTGTCCAGGGTGGCGACGCCGGACGCGGCGCCCTTCTGGCTGAGCGGGATACTTGGGCTGTCCAGCCCTGCGCTCGCCAGCGCGCCGATGTCCTCCTTCGTGTCGTAGAAGAGAAGACGCGTGCGGAGATTGAGTGCTTCGATGAACACGTCGGATGAGCGGGGCATTAGGGCATCTCCTCTATGGCTGGGGTAGAAGCCGATGCGTCATTGAACACCACGACGCATCGACAGTTGATGGTTTCTTCGGGAGGGCCGTCGGGGTCCCCAGGATACTGGAGTTCCGCGCCCCCTACTGTAAAAGGTTCATCCATGGGCTGCTCTTGCAGATCAGCGTCCGCATGGTCGTCCCGTGTACGCTGGTCGCCCGTCGCGATCCATTGCTTGGTCAGCGGAATGCCCAGCTCCTTGGCCGTCTCGATGGACGCGTGCTGACTGGCAGTATGGGTTTCAGTGCGCGCGATCACCTGAGCCCTCGTGGGCCCGATTTCGTTGCAGTCATTCTCGATCTCATCGGCCGTCTCGTCCACGGACCAGCCTTCCTTTTCGCCGTCTGCAATGATGTCCTTGATGCGCCCCTTGGTCGCGTCCCCCACTTGATCGACCTTTTCGGCCGACCACTTGTCTACGAACGTCTGCATCCTGGCGTCGTAGGCTGCCTGACCGGCGGGTTGTCTTGCCTTCGCCTTGATCTCCAGCTTGGCGGTCGCGGACTTCTGCCCGAAGAGCTTCTTGGCGCGATCTCCGAACTCCTGGAGGACGCTGGCGTAGTGCGCGCGGAAGATGCCGACCATGCGTTGCTTGTGATCATAGATCAGACCAGGCAGCCCATAGCCATCAGCCCTTCTGGCCTTCGCCTCTTGTCCCACACGCTGGAACTCAGTGGTCATCTTCACTCGAAGCGCTCGCTCTGCCGCCTTCCGCATACGGTCCTGGACCGCGTGCTCGCGACGCTTGGCTTTCGTGGTGGGGAGGCGGAGCATGGCTAGAAGGAGTTCGTTCTGGCGTGACTGATCGGAAGATTGTGAGTCGGAAGAGGAACACCTTTAGCACGTGCATCATGGTAGGCAGCTTTAGAATCATGGTTCATGGCCGCAAACTCGTGACTTTGAGCCTGTGCGAGTTTCGTTGCACTAGGGTTTATGGTGTATTCCTTTGTGAGTCGCGAAGATGCAGTACGATGTGCTTGAGCAGCAATCCGTTGTAATATAGCTGCCTTTTCATTCTCTCCGCGTGTGCCAATAATAATCGCTTTATCGCGCGCCATATCTGCCTTGGACGAAGCCATATAAGCGGCCGAGCTAGCTTCTCCACCGGACGCGAACCGACCCTGCTCGTCGTGGTTCTCGTTCATCTTCGCTTCCAGCGCCTCCAGCTTGTCGGCGGCGGACTTCAGCTCCGGCACGGCACCGTCGGCCTTGCCCTTGTCGCCGCCAGCGAGATGGGTCGCGGCCTCGCCGTGGGCACGGGCTGCGATCATGTGCTGGTTCGCCGCCTCGCCCCATCCGCCCTTGCTCGCCTCCTCGTGCGCCTTCGCCGCGAGCAAGTGAGCCTTGATGGCACCGGCTCCGCCCTTCGCGTGTGCTTCCTTCGCGGCGTCCGTCGCAGCATGCGCGTCGGTCTGGCTCTGGCGCGGATCGGAGGTCAGCTCCTTGGCGAGACCGTTCGCCTTCTGGGCAGCTTCGAGAGCAGAGCAAGCATCGGAGTGTTGCATGGCATGATCCTTTAGTAGAGGGCCTTGATGCCGGTCGCGGTCGTGTCGGTAGACATGACCTTGCGGACGCGCCAGCGGTGCTCGCCGACGCTGATGGGCAGAACGGCAGGGGCGGCGTCGTCCACGAGCTGGACGTTGATGTTCCCCGCGACGGTGACGTCGATGGCGTTGGTGACCTCCACCAATTCGTCCGTGTCCGAAGGCACGATGGCAGCGGCACGACGATACGGGCCGGATGGGGCGACACCATAAGTGCCGAACTTGTCGACTGCGACGATGGGGGCAGCGGGCATAGGCTATCCTTTTCCGTAAGTGAGGTTGTGAAGGGCTTTCTTGACTTCCACCGCAAGCGCGATCTCAGACTTGGTGGGCGGAGCTTCGTCTTTGCCAGGGGGCTTCTCCTGACCAGGAGGGACGGGCTTGGCGGGCGGATTCTGCGCCACATCCAGCGCGACTTGCTGTTTCTCGACCGACATGCTCAACGGCACGAGCGTAGACGGGATCCATACTTCGTCCGCGGCCGGATCGTCGAGCGGCTCCATGTCCAGGGCCGTCCGCTTCTCATTGATCGTCATGTGCTGGGCACCGGCAATCTGCGTCCACTTCTCCGTACGACGTGGGGCCAGGGCTGCGATGCGATCCACATCGGGCACAAGACGCAACTCGGGGTCGAAAGCGGGCACAAGCCACTCGTTGAGGTTGTCCAGCAGCCTGTCCAGCAGCGGGAGCACCGTGTCTTCATACAAAGCGAGGCGAGCTTGTTCGTAGTTCGCATAAGTGTTGTCGCCAGGGATGCCGAGGAGCTGGCTTGGGACACCGTATGCCAGGGCGATGATGCGAGCAGCGTCGCGCTGGCCTTCCAACCAGTCCAGGTCCACGGCGCTCATTGACATGTCGTTCCACTTGAGCCCACCGTCCAGGATGAACGGTCGGCGCGCGTTCTTCGGGCCAGTCATGCGCTCGTCGATGTCGCGCTCAAGCTGCTCGCGCTGCTCGCGCGTGAGGATCGCCCCTACATTGCCAGCGGGCTCGTAGGTGAATCCCCCTGGCGGACGACCGCTGTTCTGCAGGACCGACATGTTCCACTCAGCCGCGCTATTATGCTGGTCCACCTGCATCGCGGCTGCCCGCATGATGGGCATTCCGTAGAGGTTGTTCAAGGGATTGAACGTGCGGAAGTGCAGCACTGAGCTGCGTCCGTCCACGAAGTTGACCTTGAAGTCCACTTGCTTGCCGTCACGCTTGAAACGATATGTCGCTGGCGTGCCGTCTGGGGCAGGAATGATTTCGATGCAGTTCGGCGGCATCTGCCAGAGTTCCACTGGCGGGCGACTGGTGTTCTTGTCCCCGCTGTCCCCGATCAGGTAGGCATTGCCCCAGAGGCAATACCAAGAGATGTATGCCTCCCAGAAGTCGAATCCGTTGGTGACAGGATTGGGCTTGTGCATGATCTGCTTGAGCGGATGATGCCTGTCGACCACCTCTTCGTCGAAGCCATCCCCGTCGCTGTCCAGATGCATGATCTTCAACGGGACATGCGCCACCGCTTTCGCCACCTTCTCGATCGCTGCCTTGACGATGGCGCACTTGGCGAAGCCCTCCTCGGAGTACGACTTGAAGTCGTCCGGCATACGCTGAGGCTTGCCTGCCTTCCACCCGACGTCCACCATCCCGACCGGATTGGACTTGACTTCTGGGTAGAAGCGTTCGATGAGGGTGCGTAGGAAGGACATCAGGTCATCCTCGGAGTTCCGGTCTGTAGGAGCTGTCCGCATGCCCCGCTGAGCGCGTCAACTTGGTCGTCGTGATATCCCGCTGGCGTGTCCACGTTCTCTTCGTCCACGAACTGTTCGAGCTCGTCGAGGAAGGCGTCGTTCCAACGTCCGCTGAGCAGCTTGATGTTCCCGACTTCCGCTGCGGCCGAGGCTGGCGCTGATCGCGCCCACTTGCTGCCCGTCGGCTTGACCCAGCGAGGGGCATAAGCTGCGAGCGCGATGCTGAGCGCCACCTTCTCCACCTGCCCCGCCTGAGCGGGGTCTTCCTCCATCCAGAGCTGGCAGTCTTCCGAGTCCTGGGATGCCGTGTTGGCGATGAGCGCTTGCACGCCAAGCGGACGCAGACGATCGTGGCGCATGTCCAGGACGTAGAGGATGCCGACCTTGCTGCGATAGAGCTTGCACCCTGCCGTCCAGTCAGGGTCAGAGTTCCGTACGCTGGGCTCAGTGCTGGCGCGATCCCAGTAGCGTACGAGCCTGCCACCGTCCTTCGGGTAGTCCTTGACGACCTCGAACCACGACCGCTTGAAGCGCATCCCGCCCTCAGGTCGCACCTTCCAGTTCCCGTCCAGCAGGAGCTTCCGCTCGTACAAGGGCAGGGCCATCAGATTGGCCCGATACATCGGGTCGCCATCAGCTAAGGCAGGGTTGTCTTCGAGCTTCGCGGCGATGAACGTGAAGGAGCGCGGCATCGTTGGCGTGCCTAGCGCTTCTTCCGTTGGCAGGTCCGTGCGCTTGTCAGCCCACAGAATCTTGTCGCCCTGGCGTATGAACCACCGCACGACACCTGAGCGGGACGCGATCGGACAGCCGTCTGCGCCAATCCACCAAGAAATCAGGTCAGCGACCCACGACCCTGGCTCCGGGTTGCACGTCGCACGGACATAGGG